GGCAATTTCTTGTAAAGATTGTGGATTTTCTAAATAGTTGTTGATTGCATCTACTTGATAGTCTCTTAATACAATTGGCTGACCTTCATGTGTATGTCCTTTAGGCCATCTAATATTACTGAGATAATTTTTATCAATAGCATCAAATTTCAAATCAAATGGTTTTCTAAAATCATCAATATCAAGTTGATAACCTTCTTCTTCTATGATAGGTAATATTTTATCTAGTAAATTTAAATAAGTTCTACCGCCAATATCACAAAATCTTATGTTGCCATCCCATCTACCAAGTTTGTATGATGGCAGATGATATGCATAAGGTACAAAGAATTTTAATTTGTCGGAAATCTTTCTTCTAGTATTAACATCTAGGCCATCAAACTTGACATTAACTTCGTCTTTGATTATCAGAATTGCTTTTTTCATATTTCATACTATATCTCAGGTTGGATATCTGGAACATATAACTCCCATTCTAGCATTTCAACTGTTTGTATTAGATAATCAATTTCAGTTTGAATGTTATAAAGTTGTTCTTGAATATCCAAATATAAAAAATACGATGAAACAACAAGTACAATAAAGACTGTGTAACATATTCCAAAAATAATGTCTCTAGTATTCATTTTTTATTATCCAATTCATATTATTAATATACAAGCTATTCTTGTATTTGTCAATTGTTTTTTGCAAATAGTTCGGCATCATCTAGTCCTGCCACTCTCAATTTGACAATATTATTGATCTGAAATTGCTTGGCATCAATTGCCTTTAATAGTCCAAGATATTTGTTTCGTAGTAGAGCAAACTCATTTGTTACTTTAGACATATTAACAACCTCATCTTCACCATCAATATAATTTTTTACGTCATTTGATGTTAATGCTCTGTTATAAGTTTCTAGTAACTTTTTATAATGTTTTGCTCTAACTCTTCTTAGTTCAATATTGAGATATTCTAATATTGCTTCAATTTCTTGTAGTTGATTAAATCTATGTTCAACAATGCCTGGAACTTTTGATGCATTTTTTTCAATGTTTCCAGATAGACCACAATCAACTCTTGCTTGTTCAAGTTGATCTTCATAATATTCCATACAAGGAACTAACTTTCCTAGATCGCTTGTAACCTGTCCATACCAATTAGTAGCCATCGTTGTCTTCATCATCGGAGAATGCATCTTCTTCTTCATCTTCTCCAAATAGTTCTGTATAAGCATCACTCAAACGAATGTCTGCTTCTTTTACTTTTTCCCAGTCTTGCTCATCTAAATGAATATTATCTAAGTAACTGACAAACGAAACTGCCGCGGCATCTTTATCTTTATCAGGAATGTATTCTGCAAGTCTTTCCCAGACTTCTAAAATTGCATCTAATTCATCACTCGTCGCTGTCATCGGTAATCTCCTCTTTGGTTTTTTCAACCTCTTTAAATTCGGCCATAATCATATCAAGATTTTCACCTGTCCAATCTTTTCTATAGTGTTTATGCTCTTTACCAAATCGATCAACATATCTAAGTCTATTACCATCTTTGACCAACATACCTTTTTTCTCAAATAATTCAACAAGCCCTGAATATGGATTCATTCCAGTTTCATAAGGAATTTTAACCTGTACAGATTCAAAAGGTTTATTAAATCTTGTTTTCATAACTTTAATTGCTGATCTAATACCTCTTATGTCTGAAATTTTATTTCCAGCTTCATCTTCTTTTAGTTTGAGTTTTTTCATTGCTACTACAATTGAACTTGCATAGATAAATCCTTGTCCACCTGATATCTTATCATCTGGATCAAACATATCTTGTGATGCATACGTATGGTTAGTACATAACATACCAATATTCAATTCACCAAACATATTAACACAATTCCTTACAAGTGCAGTTAAGGCCTTAGGTTTTCTACCCATGTCACCTTTCATATCACCTTTTTCAAATTGGTCTCTGTCTGTTGGTGTTAATAACATACCCAATGAATCAATTACAAACATTATTTTTGGTCTTTCTGATTTTTCTAATGCTCCATAATCTGCTCTATACTTTGTTACAAATTCTGATATTGTTTTTGCAACATCATCAACCATTGCAACATTAATTCTCATCAGTTTGTCAGGTGATGTATCTACATCAAGTGCTTGTAACCATGATTCATCTAATGCATTTTCTGAATCAAATACAATACAAAAGATTCCTTGCTTTTGTGCATTTGAAATAATATTACCGGACGCAATCAAACTTTTGCCTGATCCTGATTCACCCGCTAACATTGTTACCCTACCAAGTGGAATACCTTTTTCAAAGTCGCCACTGATAAGATGATTTAAAGTATAGTTTCCTGTTGATATCCATGTTGTTGGATCTGAATCAAAGCCTACAGAGATACCTTGGATACTTTTTGTTAAACTGTTTCTAAATTTACTTACGTCGAAAGGTCTTACCATTTTAATCTCCAGAATAAAGAGTGTGCCGAAGCACACCCTTCATTATATGTTATTTTACTTTTTTTGTCTAGCTCTAATCATCGCCAAGATATCATCTGCATTATTAGATGCAGGCTCACTTGAGGCAGTTGTAGTTGCCGCGGATGCCGTTGCCATTGCAGGTTCTGGAGTTGGTTGTACTACAACCTCTGGCTCCTTCGCTGGTGCAGTTTCAACTACTGGTGCAGTTTCAACAGCCGGTGCAGACTGACTTGCCGCCGGAGTTGTTGTTGCAGTTGTAGTAGTTGCATTTGAACCACCTGAACCACTTACTTGTAATCCAGCTGGTCTGTAATACTGACCAAATCTATCTGGATCATAAAGTTCGCCATCTACTGATGCTTTGAACAATTCTGAAATTACATTCAACTCATCTTGTGATGGTTTCTTTGGTAGATAATCAGAAAGATTATGTAAGCCATGTTCTTTCATTGCTGAAAGTTCACTATCGCTTAATGCTCTTTCTTTAAACGACCATGATGATGTTGAATAATCAGCATAGCCACCTTTTTGAGTTTTAGTTAATTTAAACTCTCTACCTTTTGTTAAATCAGTTGGAAGATCTTCCATCTCTGGATTCATTAATGCTGATCTAATAATATTGTAGATAGACGGATTAATTACAAAACGTCTAATCGGATTTTCTGGAGTAGTATCTTCATCAAGTGGAGAATTTACTACAAACCCTTGGAAAATATAAGATCTCTTCTTCCAATATTTTCTACCCATGTCTTCTAGACTTGGATCTTTAAACCAAGGTCTTACTTCAGCAAGTACCGGACATGGTTCACCCCACATCTCATTACATGGAACTTGTACCAATGTTGGTTTTGCTTCTTGACCTTTGATTCCTGCAAAAGGAAGTTTGATCATTTGTCTTTCTACCCAAAAGAAAGTGTTGCTTTGATCAGCATCGGGTAAAAATCTTAGTGTCGCAGTTGTACCCTCTGGAATATTCCAGAACGGATAAATTGCGTTGTCATTTGTGGATTGCTTTGACTGTTTGTTGTCTTGTTCAGCCAGTTTAGCACGTATTTCTGCTAGTGTTGTCATACTTTGAGCCTCCTATTAGCCTGTGTTAGTATATGTTTGCCTAAGTTTCAATAAT